AGTTCCTGGGCATCGTTAGCGACTTGAGGGGATGCCTCAAGATTCGCTACTAAGTCTGAGTTTTTAGTAGTCATCTTTTAGCTCCTATTAGTCAGGGGTTTCGTCACAGAAGATTTGGCAAACCTTGTTTTCTTCCATGCGCACCGCACCGATGCTCATGCAATAGTAAACCTGGGTTGCGTAACCTTTATCTGCACGCTCATCAATACGGGCAGAAATGTCTTTGCCCATACCTAATGTAAGACCATCCTCAGCCCATGCAAAACATGTACGAACATCTGTGGCAGAAACGGCCAAACGGTTCGACATGATAAAGCGGAAGCCCATGAATGTGTCCACATCGCCAGATACCAACGCCTTGACGGTGTTGAAGTCTGATGAAGTCACCTGAGTTGTTCCAAGCAAATCTTCAATCTGCTTTGGGCCAACTGCAATGTAACGTGGGATAGAAGGGTCAACGTCTGCAAGGTCTAACTTACGCTTTGCTTCAGTTAGCTTTGCAACGGTCAATCCATCGTTTGATGATGCTGAACCAACAGAGTTGGCTGTTGCATCTAGGGACGCTGAACCACTACCAGTTTCGCCTGTTGAGGCTGTACCTGTTGCAGCAGTAATGATGACATCATCCATCGCACGACCCATAGCAGCAGCAGCCGCCATAGCGTAAGATGAAGTCGGGTCAACAAGCATACGAACCTTGTCTTGGTCGTCAATCAGGTCTGCATACTCATAGTCAGCAAGGCTCAAACGTCTACGCCCGTGTGGGGTATCAATCTGAGGTGTGTCGGCATTTCTTGATGTACGAAGCTGCGCTGTCGCTACACCAATTTGGTCGATAAAGGCATTTTTGCCAATAACATTCTCAATACGCACCGCATCACGAAGACGAGAACCCATCTGCTGTGATAGCATCTGCACGTTCGCAGAATATTGTTGTACAAAGCCCGTGGTGATTTGTGATGACATATCATGTCTCCATTGTTTTCACAGGTTTAAGTTACAGTAATTGCGATGCGCTACCCTTGCGGACACTTCTAGGTTTTTTAGCTACCATTAAGCTATCGTCTTTCCGATTGTCTTTAGGACGGAACTCTCCGCTACCCTGCATGACCAACGCCCAATACTTGTCAAAGAGAAGGTCAGGATTCACTATGTCTCTCTGCGTACCAAACTCTAACGCAGTTCTTAAAACTTCAAGCCTTAATGAACGATAATCTAACTCATCCATGTATCTGGCTCATTAAATCAGAAACCCTTTTTACAGCTTGCTCACGGGCTATAGGATTCTTCCTATCCCAATAAGCATGGCTTCTGTCATTCATAATCGCGTCAACCTCTGTTTGCGCAGAGGCTGGTGTCATTATACCTGACTGTGACATTTCTGCAACAGTATCTTCACTTGTAACACTTTGTCGGAAATCAGCAATTTTTGCAAAGGCTTTTATAAACTCAGGGTTATCCCCTAACTTTGAACCGTCTTGTAAAGTGATGTTAAACATTTCTGGGTCAGCAAACTCTTGCGCTGCACTAGCAGCAGCCGATACTTTTTGGTCGTAAGCACGGCCCCACTCTTGCTTTAATACTGACTCAGTATTTTCACGGGAAATCTCAACCTGTTCCATTGTAGCTGAGTCTATTTGCTCTACGCTGCTTTTGTAATAATCAAGCACACCTTTGGCCTGGTCGGGCGTAAGGCGCAGCTTATGCGCAATATCTGCGTAATCAGACGCAACTTCCTCTGTAATTATGTTTCCATCAATAGGAAGCTCGTACCCTGTAGCTGCCTCTGGTGTTCCTAATCGGCTGTAAATCCTGTCTAAGTCCTCATCTGTAGGGTTTACTGGCATCGGTATCTTGTCCGCGCCGATTAGTTTTTGCGCGTTCACATAAGAACGGGCTAGGTTTCCAACATCTTTAATGGGTGAAATGCTAGGGTGTCCACGCAATTCTTCTGGTATCAATTCTAAAAACTCGTTACCAGACCCACCTGATGCTACTTCTGCTGGTGTCTCCATGACAGTTGCAGTTTCTGGCTGGGCTACCTGTTCGACAGTTTCTTCTGACATTTATTCCTCTTTCATCATGTTATGGATATGAAGGATAACAGCACGTTTTCCTTCCTCAAATGCTGTAGCATTGGCATCGCCAGCTACATAACTAGAAGCACGGTAGTTACACCTCGCCTCTAAGTCCTCTAAGACTTTGGTTGCGCCATCGGCGGTAAACGTCTGTCTGTAAAGGAATTTAATCTTTTCTATTTCTGGTGTCACTTACTAACCATCCTAGATGCTTGGGCAAGCTGACCTACATTTTGTATTTCTTGTTGCTCTTGCATCATTTCCATTTGTTGCTGTTGCTGTGCGGCGCGTTCCTCACGAACCTGTTGCACTTCACGTTCTGACCGCAATGCTGTCTTTGGTACGCCTAATGCTTCAGTTACATGCTTAACCAACCCATCGGCATCAATGTGGTCTCCTACTGGTATGGATTGCGACAGCGGCATGAGTATTTCTAGCGCTTTCATAGTGCTGTTAAGGCTGCTTGATTTCTGCGCACGGGCTAGTGGCGATACATATTCAATGTCTACATCACGCCCTTGCAACATCTCTGGCGGCTGTTGAAGCATGTCACTGCGCAACATTAGCGCAAATACACGGTCAATAAGAGGCCGAAGCATCTCATTCATCAATCTTCCCAGCACAGGGCCAATCACTCTCATACGTTCTTCCTGGCGCTGGACAACTTCAGTAGCTGTCATATTTGGTGCGCCACCACTAAGAAGCTGGTCAACATAGAACGCTGAACGAATAGCTGTACGCCGTTGTTCTTCCATACTTAGACCAATAGGAATGTTTGCGCCTGTGTTTAGCGGCGTAATCATCTCTCTAGTACCGCTTCTAAAGAAGTTCAATCCCCCAGGCTGCGTTCTGATGGGCAAGAGGAATCCATCGTCAGGAACAAGAAGGGGAGGGTCTATCTGTTTCTGAGCAGCTTGGATGATTGTCTTAGACATAAGATTCAACATCTTAACATCAGGCAACGCAGTCATCGCTGGGGAACGCCCCATTGTCTCACCAGTTGCCTTCAAAAATCGTGGGACAATGTACGGGAACTCTTGGAAACCACTTTCGGAAAGTAGCATCTTTGTTTGCATGTCGATGTAGAATGATGCAAACGGCATGTTTTTGTTGTCACGCTTGTTAGGGTCACGGTTAATACGCGGCACAACAGCATGCAACAAATCTATTTCGTCATCTGGCTTTTCTTTAAACTTCTTGGCAATGTAGTCGCCAACATTGTCAATACCAAACCTTTGCACAGCTTGACGGGCTGGTAGCCTGTACATTCTAAAGACTGTATCTACAATGCCAAACTGGTTCTCTTGAACATAGAACTCAGATATGTGCCTGGTGCTAAAGCGTAGGTCACGGTCATCCATCTCGACAAACATACAGCCTGTGCCAAATACAACCAGGTCAACGTACATCTCATGGATTTCAGTTTCAAAGTTAGAGTGGCTAAACGCCCTCATCATGCGCATACTGGTGTCTTGTAACCACTCGCGCACCTCATCGTCACGGCCTATGTCTGCATCTTTTAAGTCCAGGTGGAACCAGGGAGTTGCACCACTGGTGAGCATGCCGTGAAGACTAGCGGATAACAAATCAACAGCCTGCAATGCAGTGCCATCGAATATCATTTCCATCCGCTTCTCGCCTCTGGAACGCTTGCGAACAATATCGGCTTTGCGGGGTAGCATATAATCAGCAAGTTCCTGATAATGCGTATCCCAATTATCCCTACGGGTCTTTAGTGAATCGTACCGTTTTACCAGTGACTTAATGAAATCTTGCATAGATTACCCCAATAATGTAGGTGTGCCGCCAGTGCCAGTAGTAGGTCCTGCGCCACCAGCCAAGCCAGAACCAGCAACTATAGTAGACCCAGCACCTTTTCTTTTACGGGCTTTCTTAACGGCTTCTTCAGACAATGCTGCTGCGCGTTCTGTATCTTCTTCAGCGGCCTCTACTGGTGGTGGAGGTGGTGGTGGTGCGGGTGGCATATAAACTTTTGGTTTTAAGAACGACATTATGCAGCACCTCCTGTTGGGGATTTAGAGCTAGGCTTTGCATAAGCTACACCGTAGCCTTCCATTATTGTGCCAGCTTGTCCTTTACGTTTGCCTACTGTGCGGCGGCGTGCTTTGGATGCCAAGAGTGTATCATCAGGCACAACCTCTGGTGTTACCTCTGGTGTAACTATTGGCTCAGGTGTTGGCGGTTTATCACCTAACATAGCGCGGCGTTCTTCTTTGTCAGTGTTCATAACAATGTCAAAAGTTTCAGCGGCAACTTTTTTAACAGGCTTTTCAATAAGTTCTTCAAAAGCTTCATCAGCTACATTTTTAACGCCCTTTACTACTTTCTTTACCGGCCTTTCCAAAGGCTCAACAACAGCCTTATCTACTACTTTAGCAACCTTCTTCACCGGCTTTTCCAGAGGCTCAACAACTTTTTTATCTACAAACTTTGCAACCTTATTAATTGGTTTCCTAATAAATTTTGGAACAAACCTTCTTACTGCACCACCCATAATAATCTCCTAATCCCACTTGTGAAAGCCTAGTTTTTGTGTCTCAGTGCGCAGCCAGTACGCATTTTTATACCCTTTATTAGATAACATACTTTTTAGGTTTCGGAAACCTATAGCTATGTTTCTCTTACCGCCTATTGCAATAAAGTCAACTATCCACGGAACTGTGCCGCCACCATCATAACCTTCTGCTGGGAAACATAAGCTGTCTGTATACTCGACAACTTGGGCATAATTAGGGAACGCCCAGGTTGCAAAGCACATTGGCATGCCAGAATTGTCTCTTAAAACCAGGTACTGACCAAGTGTCATCGGCGGTCTAATGCAGCGTTCAACTTCTTCAACGCCCCACCAGCCGTGGTAATCACTCCAATCAAGCAGATACTTGATAGCTTCTACATCTATAGACTTGCTCATAATGTGAATGGGTTATACTCCATTTGTGCTATTTGCTGCGGAGGTTTCGTAAAGTTACTTCTATTTTCGAGACCCACAGCGAGATACCGAAACGCATCTGCCGCATGTGACGTAAAATCATGCAACGGATGGTCTCTAAAAACTTTTCTACGTTCATCGAACTCTTGCCTGTACTGTTTCAAATAACCAACGCCTTCACCACACTTATCCTTATCAAAGTGGCATTTAGGTATCAACATCCTTGCCGCGTTAATACCATCAGCTATCTTCATCTTAGGTATTACCCTAAACCTAATACCAAGGCTATAGGCTGTCTCTAACCTGGACTTTCCACTACCTAACTCTCTAACCTCAATGTCATGCGGCGCTAAATGGTCGCCATAAATGTATTCCTTCTTATTAAGAACATCCGCATAATGCTGTAGGCCAACACCGCTACTCTCGTAATAATCAATAATATTAACTGCACCACCTCGGAAAATCTGGGCGAACCAGATAGCTGTGGAATCGTTTATCCCCAAATCCCAAGCAGTATGCACAGGGTACATAGGGTCATAAGGAACTCTAGTAATACGTCCATCATCATCAGCAGCATCCAACAACTTGCCGTAGTAAGCGCCAATAATAGCAGCAGTAAACGAACACTCGTATTCCTGTTCATACTGTTCGGGTGTCATCTGCGTCCTGGCAGCGTCTAACTCCTCATCCTTAACTAGCCCACTCTCACTAGCCCGTACTATTTTATAATACCATTGGTCATTACCTTCTTCTGCTTGGTCTTTGGCAGTTTCAAATAAATCATAAAAGTGATTATGGCCTGCTGGTGTACCTAGAAATATAGCCGCACCCTCTCTATCAGATAGTGCTGGCCTCACAACCTCCCCCCATACCCTTGGATTCTGCATACCAAACTCATCGAACGCACACATATCTAAATAGATACCACGCAAACTATCTGGGTTCTCAGCAGATAACAGCATCAACCTACCGCCATTAGGAAAGTCCACACGCAGTTCTGTCTCATTAAAAGAAACACCTGGTATCACACCCGCATAGAACTTCACATAATCCCA